CGTTAAGGGTGGAGAGTATTCATTCGATCCATCCGATGTTGAGGTGAAGTTCACTCGCCGGAACTATGAGGACATCCTCTCCAAGAGTCAGACCCTGGTGACCATGCTGAACAACGACAAGGTCCATCCGCAGAAAGCGTATGAAGCATCCGGTCTGTTCCCGGATGCGGAAGAAGCATACCAGATGGGCATCAAGTGGTTCAAGGAAAACGGTCAGCAACAGGAAATGCCGAAGAACCAGGTGGTAGTTGATGGCTGAAAACCTCATGGAGTGGGATGAACTGAACATCATCCGTGAAACCGTTCCGGAAACCGTGAGCGAATATCAGAAGAACCGGAATCCGGAAACACTCCGTAAGTTTTGCGATTACCTGGAGTTCGTCCTCTGCCTGGTGTACGCATACGGGTGGAAGGATGCAGAAGAGATCGTTGGGATCGTCCCTTTCAAGGACGGACTTGATGATAAAACCGTGAACCTTGACATCGATGGAGAAACATTCCGGGACCGGATTCAGACTCAGTTCGAAGATGGATCCGTGGACGGTGTTCTCCGCATAATCGACACTGAAGCGCACCGGGACTACAACACCGGAGTCTATGATGCCGGGGACGAAAGCGGTATCGAAGGACTCAACAAGACATGGAGAACCCGTCTGGACGATAAGGTCCGTGATGCACATGCGTATCTGGAAGGAGTCAAGGTCGGATTGCATGATGCGTTCTACACCTATGACGGATCTTCCGCACTGTATCCCGGTGGGTTCGGAGTACCGGAGTTGGATATCAACTGCCGATGCTCCATCGAACTATCACGATGACATGAAAGGAGAGATTTATACGGGAAGTCTCGATTTGATTGTCACCCACTACAAAGAACCGTGGTCACTTGGCAGGAAGTTTTTCGACATGCTTGCCATGCAGAGGGACATCCGGTTCGAAGATGTGGGTGTAATCCTCGTCAATGACGGGGAGCAGAACGAACTCCCTGCGGAGTGCTTTGAGGGTTATCCATACGAAATCCATCAGTTGAGCATTCCGCACGGGGGTGTTTCCAGGGCACGGAACGCAGGACTTGAAGCATCCGAAGCGGATTGGGTCATGTTCTGCGACTTCGATGACATGTTCTCATCGGTATTCGGACTCCATCTGATCTTCTCCGCTATGGCAGAAGACAAGGGAGTTCTGATCCGGGCAACGTTCACCGAAGAAACTCTGGGAGAAGACGGTGTCATGCACCTGGTTTCCCACAATGACGATGCCGTGTTTGTCCACGGAAAGGTCATCCGCAGGTCATTCCTCATGGAGAACAAGATCCGGTTCAATGAGAAACTGACGATCCATGAGGACGGATTCTTCAATGTTCTGGTTTACACCCTGGCAAAGGAACCGGGCGAACAGAAGATCCAGACACCGATTTACCTGTGGGCATGGAATCCGCAGAGTGTGGTCCGGAAGGACAAGACGGATGACTACATCCTCGATACCTACTCGCATCTGATGCGACAGAGGATGTCATTGACCGAAGCATTCCTGCAACGGGACCGCACTAACGATGCCTTGCTGACGGTGATCAAAACCGTGGTGGATTCCTACTATGACTTCCAGAAACACGCATGGAGGTTGCAGAAGAACAAGGCGAAGTACGAACGTGCCGAGAGATGGTTCTGCGCTTACCTCAAACGGTATGCCGGGATCTACGCTGAAGCGAACATCATGCAGATCGCAGAACTCGCAGCCGTTGGACGGTCCAGGGCACTGATGCAGAAGACCATGCTGATGGAATCCGAAACGCTGAAGGATTGGTTGGAACACATCATGCGAGATGTCAGACCGATTCCGGAAGACGAACTCAATGTTTAAGGCGTAAGCCTTTTACATGGTCGCAGAGAAGTTGACCTTAAATAATTCGCAACATAGTGCGGAGATGCACTCAAAAAGCGCAAAGGAGATTTTGAAAATGCCGAATGAACCTGTGAATACCACCGAAACCAATGAACCTGCGGTCGAAACGCAGAAGAACGAAGCACCTGCCGATGTCAAGGCGTTGCAAGCGGAGATTGCCAAACTGAAACAGGCAGTGACCAACGCATCTGCCGATGCATCCAAGTACAAGAAAGAACTCCAGGCGAGACAGACCGCAGAAGAAAAAGCGGAGTCCGAGCGAATCGAACGTGAAGCTGCCAGAGATCGTGAACTCCAGGAACTCCGCAATGAGCGCAATGTCGCTAACCACAAAGCGCAGTTCGTATCCATCGGATTCGATGATGCGCTTGCCCAGGAATCCGCTGAAGCACTGAACAGTGGTGATACTGCAAAGGTCTTCGATGGGATTCGCAAGTTTATTAATACCCATGACAAACAGATGGCTGAAAAAGCCATCATGAACAATCCTACGTTGCCCGGTGGCAATACCACCCATACCACAACGAGGGAAGAGTTCAAAAACATGGGGTACAGAGAGATGGTTGCTTTCAAACAGGAGCATCCGGACCTCTACAAGGAGTACACAAACAATTCGTAAAGGAGTTGAATCCAAATGGGTGAAACCACCAAACTCGCCAACCTCATTGACCCGGAGGTACTGGCTCAGTACATTGATCAGAAACTGATCGACAACATCGTCTTCGCTCCCCTGGCAGAAGTAGATTTAACGCTTAATGGCAACCCTGGGGATACGGTAAAATTCCCCCGGTGGGCATGGATCGGGGCGGCAGATGATTTGACAGAAGGAAGTGCCATCAGCACGGTATCTCTGAATGCATCCACCGTTTCCGTGAAGATCAAGGAAGCAGGTAAGGGTGTCGAGATCACCGATACCGCCATCCTGTCTGCGTTCGGCGACCCGGTCGAGCAGATTGCCGTGCAGCTGCGGAAGTCCATTGCCGACAAGGTTGACAATGACTTCCTCACCACGCTGAGTGGCATCGATTCCACCATGACCGTTTCCGGTGTTTCCACCGTGATCGGCATCTCCAATGCCCTGGAGAAGTTCGGCGAAGATATCGATGGACAGAAAGCACTGGTCGTGCCCCCTGCCGTGTATACGATGATCCGTAACACCAAGGATTGGGCACCTGCTTCTGAGTTCGCTGCCGGGGCACTGGTTCGTGGTTCTGTCGGTCAGATCTTCGGATGCGACATCATGGTCAGCAATCGTCTGAAGACTTCCGGCAATTCCTACATCGTCAAGCCGGGTGCGCTCCGTCTGATTCTGAAGCGTGATACCCTGCTTGAAGCGGACCGTGACATCCTCCGCCGGGTGAATGTCTTCACTGCCACGAAGCACTACACGACCTACCTGTACAACGCTGCCCGTGCGATCAAGATCACCACTTGATGAACGGAGGTGAGCATGATATGGGAATGCTCATGCACCACACCTGGCTGAAGCAACAGGAAGAAGAGGAGAAACGCAAAAAGGCGAAAGCACCTGCTGATCCTGTTGTTGAGAACATGGATGAATACGATGTTCCCGTGAAACGTGCGGTGAACAGACGAAAAGCATCCAAAGAGTAATGGAGGAAACCGCTATGACAGATGCCCAGAAAGTTGCAAGGGTCAAGGTCCTTGTGGAGAACGATCCTGTCGCTACGGACGAAGTCGTAGCGGTTTACCTCGATTCTGCCCGTTCTGCGATGTTGGAGAGACTATTCCCTCTCCATCCGGAAAAGACCGAAGCGGACATTCCGGAAAGATACGATACGATTCAGTGCGACCTGGCAGCACGTTACTTTTTACGCAGAGGTGGGCAGGGCGAGTTGAACCACGAAGAAAATGGTGTCAACCGTCAGTGGGCATCCGTTGATGATGCGGACATCCTGGAGAAACTGACTCCGTTTGCAAGGGTAGGTGGATGAGATGCGACTCCTTGCGAGAAACAAGAAATCCATCTGGTATGCGAATCCGACAGGATCGACATATGACGTGGATGCGAACGGTTATAAAACCGGGCAGAAAGTCATCACTTACGCAATGCCGACAGAACTGCGGATGTCGATGGCAATCTCGTCCGGTGCGAACAACCTGGGGTCCCAGGGTATCGCAGAGGTTGAACCTTACGGCATCGTGACCGGGTATACCCACAGGGCGGTAACGGAAGACATGAACTGCCCCATTGCCGAGGAGAGCAGGATCTGGTTCGGAATTCCTGCGACCCGGACGGTAACGGTCAGCGGACATGAGGTCACCGTTGTGACACCGCACAACTTCGATGTTGTTCGTAAGGCAGTTTCACTGAACCATATCATCTACTATCTGAAAGAAGTGGATGTGCAGTGAAGACCATCAAAATGTCCTTGTCTGTGGCATCCATTGAAAGGGCAATCCGGCAACTTGAACGGATGCAGGACAACCTTCAGCAAGGGTTGGAAGACACGGTTGATACCCTTGTGGAAGAAGGGGCAGAGATTGCTCAGACGGCATATGGGAACATGGCACAGGTCGGAGGGTTTGCAAACGGAACGGAAGGACGGATCGTCAGTGCCGGAGAGGACAATCTGATTGCAGAGTTCGGTGCAGGTGACGGAACGATTCCTGTCAAGTTTGCGAACAAGCCGAAAACTCCGGTATATCCTGGGTCATATTCCGAGCAACATGCAAGGCAGTATGCCAGATGGGGTTTCTGGTACTTCGGAGGAGAAGTTTACTCAGACATCCCTGCACGTCATGGGTTGCTTGATGCAAAACGCTATGTGATCGAACACAGTTCTGAAATCGCACGGGAGGTGATCAAACTATGATCGACATTGAAAGCAAGATCGTGGATACGATCTACAATGCCGTGAAAGCGCAGAATGCCTACCCGGATGCCGATGTTACCACTGGGTTCGACATGCAAGCCGCCACATTCCCGTGTGTGGTTGTGAAGGAAGTGGACAATGCCCCCGTCCGGAACACCGACACGGATGATTGTGCGGAAAACTATACACGGTTGATCTACCAGGTCGATGTATATACCGACAGTGAGAACAAGGCAAAAACCGAAGGGAAAGCAATCCTGGGGATTGTGGACTCTGCTCTCCAGGGGTTGAAGTTCCGGAGAATGCGGAAGAACGAACCACTGAATATCTCCAGGACAATCTTCCGGCAGTACGCAAGATGGGAAGTCATTGTCGGCAAACCGATTACCGTTGGCAACAATACCGTGTATCAGTTTTATCGGAGAACCTAATTACTCGATAAAGGAGTGAAATGAAACATGGCACTTGAGTTCTCGACCATCGGAGTCAAACTCAATTATGTGGTCGAAACCACTGCCGGGTCCCGTCCCACTTCCGGTGTGACGAATATCCCGGACATCAAAAACATTCCCGGTTTCGATCTGACACCTAATCAGCTGCCTGTCACCAACCTGGTGGACCAGACCGAGCGGTTCATTCCCGGTGTCCAGACCCTGGGTGGTGACAAGACGATCACTGCCAACCTCACTGCTTCGCTGAAGACGGTGTGGGCAAGCCTTGTCGCAGCTGCGAACACTGCGTGGGCATCCGGCAAATCCACCTGGTTCGAAATCGAAATCCCCAACTATGATTCCTTCTGGTTCGCCGGGATTCCGACTCAGCAGGGTCTTGCCGACATCGGCGTTGATGCCGTCATGGAAGCGCAGCTTCACATTATCCCCAACCAGATCGTTGGTTTTGCTGCGAAGCATTCCTAATTTTCTGTTGTTAAGTGGGAGGACAGGGATCAAGTCCTTGCCGATGCCCGTATCATTGGCTTACTCCCCTTAACATATAACAACCTATACGGGAGGTAAGAAATCATGAAAGAAGTCGAAAAGGTAAAACCTGTAATTATCCATGACACGGAGAAAAACCGTGACTACACCCTGGAATTCAACCGTGAATCCATCAAGTTTGCGGAAGGACGGGGATTCAAAATCCAGGATGTGGATGACTATCAGATGAGCAAGGTCCCGGAATTTTTCTGGTATGCTTTCCGGATGCATCATCCGTCCGTTTCTCTTGGACAGGCAGAAGATATCCTGTACCGGATGGGTGGCATGACCGAAGCACTTGGTCAGAGACTTGGTGAACTGTGGGCATCTCCCTTCAAGGCACTGAGTTCCGGTGACAACAACGGTGACGAAAAAAACGTGACAGTGACGGTGGAACTGTAAATCCGGAAGATCCGGAGAATGATCTGCCGTCAGAACATATTACATATACCGAAGTCTTCGACCATTTGTGCCCTGTGTACATTGTATACGGGATGTCATGGGAACAGTATTGGTTCGGAGATCCCTGGATTGCTGAAGCGTACCGTGAAGCGCATCTTCTCAGACGGAAGATGATCAATGAGGAACTTTGGCTTACAGGACTTTATAACCAGAGTGCGGTCGGATCAGTGGTTGCTTCTGCTTTCGGCAAGCACAAGGTGGATTACGTTGGCAGACCGTTCGATATCTTCCCAAAGACCAAGATCGAAAAACGGGAGGAAGAACGTAAAGAGAAGATGAAACTCATCGAAATGCTCAGTTCCTGGAAAGCTGCATGGGACTCGATGAGGAAAAATAAGAGTTGATAAGCAAAGGGGATTGATCAGTATGGCAGAAAGCACAACCCTTGAAACTTTAGTTCTTGAGATTAACTCAAGCGCAAAAGGGGCGAACGAGGGGATTACCAATCTGATTAATCCCCTTCGTTCTTTGGCAAAAGCGGTTGGGACGGTGGTCCCTGCGCTCCGGGAGATGAACCGGGAACTGAAAAAGATGCAGGGTCTGAAAATTCCGAATATCGAAAAAGCACTTTCCAGTTCAAGCGCAAAGAAAGCATCGTCCGCAATTAAAGAAGCAATAGACGTACCAGAGTCGAAACTCGCAGCATTGGAAATGAAACAGGGAGCAGTGACCGAAGCAATGGTCAAGGCAGCTGCCAAAGGCAATGCTATGAGTACATCAACCAAAAGATTGCAGTTGTTCACGATTGCAGACAAAATCCTTAAAGAGCAACAGGAACAACGCATTAAGGAATGGCAAGCGCAATCAACTCCGAATATTTCTCATTATGCGGACTCGTCCAATATGATTCCGGACGAAGAACTGCGTAAACTGCATCCGGAATGGTACACGACCGATTCTGAACGTGCATCGAATGCGCTTGCGAATGCCAGTGCCGGAGGACAAGCATCCTGGGCGAGTGAAACAAAGAAAGCGGTTGTTGGGTATAACCAACTTACCGAAGCGAAAAACAAAACTGCTTCTGCTTCAAAATCTGTCACCAAGGCAGTAAAAGAAACAAAAACAGAAATCAAGGATGTCGGAGATACTGCGAAACAATCCGCTCCGAAGATGTCCGGATTCTCCAAAAACCTTCAAATGATCGGCAGAATTCTAAAGACCATGATCCTCCGGACGATCATCCGAAATCTGATCAAGTCGTTCTCCGAAGCATGGAATGCAGCCTATGAGTTCAGCAAAAACCTTGGTGGGTCGTTTGCTGATGCGGTTGACCGGGCACATACCATGCTTACGGATGTCGGCGTGACACTTGTGCAGACAGTTGCACCTGTGTTTGAAGCGTTAATCCCGGTTATTAAGGTGGTTGCGGATGCAATTTCCTACCTGTGCAGTGGCATTCAGTACCTGCTGAGTCTTCTGGGAATGACGAGTGATGTGACGAAAGCTGCCACATCGAGCATCGGAAAGTATGCTTCAACTGCCGGAAAGGGTGGCAAAGCAACAAAGAATATGCTTGCATCCTGGGACCAACTGAACGTGATTCAATCCAAAGGCAGTGGTAGTGGAAGTGGTGGAGCATCCTACAAACCCGGACTTCTGAAAAACATGGTGAGTTCTGAGACATCTGCGATCATGCAACTTGCCGTAGGAGAAGCAATGCTTGCAATCGGTCTGATTCTTGCTTGCACCGGGCACATTGGTCTGGGTATAGCTGCGATTGCCATTGGTGCTTCTGCTATTGTTAAAACAGTAAACGAGGATTGGAAAAAACTACCGAAAGAAATTCAGAATACACTGACAGGAATCATGACGGCAGCAGGTGCAGCGATGCTTGCAGTGGGTCTGCTAGTTATGGGAGCAAATCCTGCTTTAGGTATTGGAATGATTATTGCCGGGGTTGCAAATCTTGGACTTGCCGTTGCACTGAACTGGGACGATATTGTTGATCGTCTTGTCGGCATGATGACAAAGATCGGAGACTTCTTCGTAGGAACATGGAATTCAATCCGGGATGCCATCGGCAGTGCGTGGGCATCCGTGAAAAGATGGGCGAAGGACACCCTGGGCATTGACATCGAATCTGCCTGGGGCAGTGTGAAGTCGTTCTTCAAAGATCTGTGGGGCAGTGCAGAGGATGGCACGGGCATCGCAGGTTGGGCAAGCAATGCCTGGAAGAATGTATCCGCATGGTGGGAAACCAATGTCCTTGAAAACATCGAAAAAGAGGGTGTTTGGGGAGGTGTCAAAGGGTTTTTCAAGGGTGTCTGGGATGAAGTAAGCACGAATGCGAACAATGCCTGGACAACGGTAAACCAATGGTTGGATTCAACGATTGGGACCAACTTTGAAAAGGAATGGGGCAAGATTAAGCCTATATTTGAGAGTATCTTTGGAGCAGAAGACGATCCAAACACAATTAACGGAATGCTCTACCTTGCCTATCAAGATGTGTCGAGGTGGTGGACAACCAACGTAACCGACAAGATGAAAGAAGAAGGTGTCTGGGGAGGAGTTAAAGGTTTCTTCAGCGGACTATTTGGAACTGAGGATAATCCAAACTCAATCAGCGGTATGTTGTATGACTCTTTCCAGGATGTATCAAAGTGGTGGACTACCAACGTGACAGACAAGGTTAAGGAAAATGGGGCATGGGGAGGAGTTGTCGGATTCTTTGAGGGAATTATCGGTGATTCTGAAACAGGTCTTGAGGGTCTGTTTAATGGACTTTGGACAATTATTTCCAAACTGTGGGGTGACATTGTCGGAAGTCTGGAGGATGCGTGGTCCGGTGTCGCAACATGGTTCCACAATAATGTGACAATGCCTATCGGCAATTTCTTTATCGATTGCGTTAATGGCATCCTTGATGGGGTCAATTGGTTAATTGCCAATCTGAACTCGATAACTTCTGTAATTGGCATTGGCGAAATTAAAACGATTAATCCGCTCGACCATATCAAACCGATTACAGAGAATGCAGGTGGTGCGTATGGCATCTCCCGTGGTGACCTGTTTATTGCCA